CAAGTCTGACCTTGACGCCATCAACAAGGCAGTCTCTTCAGTCAACATGTCCGAAGAGGAGATGAATGAGTTTGCCGCGCTGGATCAGAAGCATCCGGAGCTGCGGGAACTCATGGACAACTGGACGGCAATCAACCAGAACCTGCTGAAGTTCTGGCGTCAGGTTGGCCTGTTGTCACAAGGGCGCTACGAAAGGCTTTCGTCGATCAAGGACTATGTGCCTTGGTATCGCATCATGAATGATGAGGAGGATGTCCACTCTCCTCTGCAATCGACCACACGCACCCTGGCAAACATTGGACGAGAGAAACTCTTTAAGCGTGGCAAGCCCGTGTCTGTTGTGGACTTCCGCGCCAGAGAGGGACAGCAGGACTTCAAGATCCAGCCGTCGTCTGTGGTCAAGGTGAAGGTCAATGGCCAGCCCGTCAGCTCGGACAAGATATCTGTCACATCGAGCGGCGAAGTGCGCATAGACATGCCGCTTCAGGAAAACGACTTGGTGGTGTTTGAGACCAATCGAGAGATTGAGAACATCATCGACAACATGACCCGCAACGTCATGCGCATGACGATGAACGGCATCCGTCAGTTTGCCGCCAACCGAATCGTCCTGGAGTACGCAAGCCGCAACGAGAACGGCAAGATCATGGTCTTCCCCAACGTCGATAAAGACAAGGGAAGGTTCAACTGGATCGTCAACGGCAAGAAGGTTGTTGTTGAGATCCAAGATCCCCTGGTTGCCGCATCTATCTACGGCATGGAGAACTTGAATCTCCAGATGTGGGCTCCGCTCGCTGCTGTTGCGAACTTCACGCGCCGCACCATCACGCTGTCCGGTGTGTTCCAGGTCAAACAGGTCTTCAAGGACGCTCCGACTGCAGCCCTGGTGACTGGCGTGAAGAACCCGCTGGCGCTGATTGGCGGTGTCTGGAAGGGCTTCCTGACCAGCCTGATTCAACCCGGCACCAAAGCTGTTGGCTTGGATGTTGAGCCGGTGGTGGACATCCTCAAGGCTGCTGGCATTGGTGGATACATGAGCCCTGCCAGGACGCCAGAGGCCGAGATCAAGCGCCGCCTGGGCATCATGAACCGCAACGTCTTTGACGTCGTCATCAAAGGCTTGGATCACATTGGTGATGCGGCCGATATGGCTCAGCGCGTGGCCGTCTACAAGCGAGTGATGGCAGAGACCGGAGACGAGACGCAGGCTTTGTATCAAGCAGCCAACGTCATCAACTTCCTGCATCACGGCTCAGCTGGTTATGCCCAGGCAGCCATCAAGACGGTGCCATTCTTGGGTGCATATGCCAACGCCACAGACGTTTTGGTGCGCGCTCTGATGGGTGGCGGACTCAAGGGCATGAAGAGGCAAAAGGCCTTGGCTCGGCTTAGCATCACGATGGCCATGCTCATTAGCCTGACGCTGCTTTACAGCATGTTGGCTGGCGGTGATCCTGAGTACGATGAGCTTGACGACCAGACCAAGCTTAAAAACGTCATCATCCCCGGCACGAAGATCATGCTGCCGATGAACACCAGCGCGGCATACTTCTTCAAAGCCATCCCGGAGTTGATCTACAACGCGGTCACCCGCGAGGGAACGAAGAACGAGTACGACCGCAAACGTCTGCGCAAAGCTCTTGCTGATGCAGCTCGAGATATGCTGCTTGGACCGGAGCCAATCCCGGCTGGTATCAAGCCGCTGTTTGAGGTGGCCATCAACTACAACTTCTTCACTGGGCGCCCTGTTATCCCAGAGGGACTCAAGGATCTCGAGGCGGCAGAGCAGTACACGGCCACTACGTCAGAGCTTGGGAAAAAGCTCAGCGCCATGCTTGCGATACCGGGCACGGACGGCAAGAGGGTTGTCAGTCCTGTAGAGGCCGACCACTTGATACGCGGCATCTTTGGAACCGCTGGAGCTATGGGCCAGTGGATCAGCAACTCCATCGGCGCTATGCAAGAGGTTCGCCCAGAGCCAACGGCAAAAGAGACTCCGATCACCGGCAGCTTCCTGCGGGAAGATATCCCACGCGGCAGGGAGGATCTGTTCTACGACTTCAGAGACCGGGTCAATGAGAAGTACAAGACCTACATGAAGATGATTGATCGGGAAGACTTCGAGGCCGCCGACGAGTACCTCAAGAAGAACGGCGATGTGGCTGCGATGTATGACTACATCAATGAGACCGAGAACGAGCTCAAAGAGATCAATGCCGAGATCCGCCGCATCGGTGAGACGAAGGCCAAGGACATGACGCCCAAACAGCGCCGGGAAGAAATCAAGAAATTCCAGGACATCAAGCAGCAAATCCTTGATCCAGTCAAGCAGCTGAGGCGGGAGACGTTTGGATCTGTCAAGCTGAACCCATGAAAAAGCGGGGGCACATGGCCCCCGTTTAAATGGGCAACTGCTTCAGTCGAAGCAGGCCTAGTCTAGGCTCAGGATCAGAATGGTGCAATGGCCACCCTTGGATACCCCTTGGCGGATGACATGCAGCTCATCGATCTGGCTGTCAGAGGCATAGCAGCCGGCGTGCTCGCAGGCGTCAAGCAAAGCCTTCAGGATGTTGTCTATGTCCCTGACCCTCCTGTCGGGCGGGAACAGGGCTACATGGACCGCTAGACGCCCTTCCAAGGGCTTGATACCCATCTCTGCGCACTCGCGCTCTACGGCCTCTCTGAAGGCCCTGCCAGCCTTGCTGATGAACCGCGTATTGCCACGAGCCAGCCAGTAACGGTTGACGCTTGGGGGCCAGGGGAGTAGGAGTTGGATCGTCATAGTTTTAAGGGTAACACATGTTACCCTTCGGCAACAGATGAATTGACATGGGTATGACCTGTTGACATCGAGATCGAATTCTCTCACAATGCACCCAACTCAACGGAATCCCCAATGAAACTCACGAACAAACACAACCTGCCGCAGACGTTCGTCAACGTGCTGCACCGCCCGACGTACAGCAAAGGCCGAGCAAATTTGTCGGTTACTCAGCTGATCAACAGCCCCAAGATCGTGGCCCTGACTGCCAAGTTTCAGGACGAGCTTGAAGAGGATGTGGCTGACATGGTCTGGTCTATCTTTGGCTCTGCCGTGCATTCCGTGCTTGAGCATGGCAAGGATCCTCATCATGTCATCGAGGAGCGCATCCATGCTGAGGTGGATGGCTGGCGCATCAGCGGTGCTGTGGACCTGCAGATCGTCAACGACGACGGCACCATCAGCATCCGGGACTACAAGACCACCTCAGCCTGGGCGGTCATGAACGAGAAGGTGGAGTGGGAGCAGCAGCTCAACATCTACGCCTTCTTGGTGGAGAAGATCAAAGGCATCCCCGTCCGGGATTTGGGGATCGTGGCAATCATCCGGGATTGGAGCCGGCGTGATGCAGCCAACCGGGAAGGATATCCGGGGGCTCCGATCAAGGAGCTGCCCATCAAGTTGTGGTCGATGCAAGAGCGAGAGCAGTTCGTCAAGTCCTGTATCGCAAAGCATTCGGCCTGTGATTTTGCGATGGAGGCCGGCGAGACGCTGCCCAAATGCACACCGGAGGAGATGTGGGAAAAGCCCACCATCTATGCCGTGCGCAAGAAGGGCAACGTCCGAGCCAAGTCGCTGCACGAATCCGAGGCAGAAGCAAACGATGTGGTGAACAAGCTGGGCAAGGACTATGAGGTTGAGGTCCGCCCCGGTGAACGCACTCGCTGCGCCAGCTTTTGTTCGGTGAACGCCTACTGCGCACAGTGGCGGGATTATCAAGATGGATGGATTGACTCAACAAAGGAGTAAAGATGTCAGTAAACACTATTCAGGTCGGAGGCGACCACTACAAATCCAAAGGCATCCAGCCTTGGGACTTTATCGTTACCAACAAGCTTGGTTACCTTGAGGGCAACATCATCAAGTACGTCTCTCGGCACGCCGAGAAGGGCGGGGTCACTGATCTACTCAAGGCAAAGCATTACCTTGAGAAGCTCATCGAGATCAACAAGCCTGTAGAGGTGAAGCCGGCCGGTCCCACGGTGACCATCTCGGCTGACGCTCCGTTTGGCTATCGCAAAGACGGGGTTCCATACAAGCGCGGGCCATATCGCAAGCGCAAAACTGCCAGCAAAGGAAAGGCATAAATGCCAGTATTTAACAAGCTGATGGAGGCGCGGATGCGCCTTCACAAGATGGAGCTCAAGAAGTCTGGCGAGAACAAGTTCGCCAACTACACCTACTTTGAGCTGAAGGATTTCATCCCTCAAACGATGAACATCTTCCATGACCTGAAGCTGGCAAGCGTGGTCTCCTTCACCGAGGAGCTGGCCACCCTGCTCATCTTGGACTTGGAAGACAACAGTCAGATCCTCATCACCAGCCCGATGGCTCAGGCCAACCTCAAGGGTGCTCACCCCATCCAGAACCTGGGAGCGGTTGAGAGCTATCAGCGCCGCTACCTTTGGTTGGCAGCGATGGAGATCGTGGAGAACGACATCCTCGATGCGCCTCCGGCAGAACAGGCACCTCCGCCTAAGAAGCGTCCTCAGACAGTCATCGAGGGCCAGCCTGGGGCGTGGCAGCTCAAGGTTACTTTGGAGCCCAGCGGAGATGTCCGCGAGTGGCTCAAGGTAATCGAGGACGCCTGCAAGATCGCGCTTGACACAACCTCTAGCGAGGATGATGTGATGCAGATCTTCAAGAAGAACAAGCAGTTGTTCGACACCGTCAAGACTCATGACCCCATGTTCTTCAAGGGTCTGATGTCTAAATTCACTGAAGCAAAAACCAGATTTAAGGAGCAGCCATGAGCTATGTACCAAAACCCAACACCGGAACCCTGTGGCCCAACGACCGCAAGGCCAGCCAGAGCCACCCCGACGTTCGCGGAGATGTATTCCTCGACCCGGCATTCCTGAAGGACATGATTAGCAAGTCGAGCCATGACTTGGTGAAGATTCAGATTGCCGGTTGGAACAAGGTTATCAACGGCCAGAACTGTCTTTCGATCAGCGCATCGGCCCCGTATGTAAAACCACAGGGCGGATATCAGAGCTCTGGCAATCAGGCTCCTGCATCAGGAGACCCTGACGAAGACGTACCTTTTTAAGGAGAAGAACATGGTGAGGATTTTTTCCGACGCAGCTGGGTCTGGTGACTTTGTGATCCAAACAACGGCTTTAGATGTGGACACGTTCCTCTTTGAGTTTGCAGAGGCTTTTGATGCTGCGGTTGTCAAGGCAAACGACAGCGGCGTTACGGCCCTGGGCATTCTCAAGAATGCTATGCCGATTGCTTACAAGCTGTCGGGATACAAGGCTGACACCGTGCAGGAGCAGCGCACTTTGGTGTGCGGAACCGTATCTCCTAACTCATGCGAGGTAATCGCAAGTGCGGGCCGGTGAGCTCTGGTGGGATGGCAAGGAGCAGGCTTTCGATGTGAAAGTATGGAAGGCCGTGCCTCCTAGTTTGGACATACAGGGCATCGTCCAAAGCGCCTTCATGACATCAGGCAAATATCGTGATGGCGTAGCCTGGGATGCGAAAACCTTAAACGACCATGAAGAAGTATTGACCCTGTCAACTATTTGGAGAACCTCAGTGGAAGCAGAAATAGCAGCAACAGAAAGCTCTGATAGAGCAATCAATGCAATCACCGGATTGCGAAAGACAGTCCAGTCCTTCAAGGGAGAGATCAAAAACGATCTGTCCTCTCTGAAGGCTGCCAGTGAGAGGGTGCAGTCTGAGGTCATGCAGATGGGCAAAGCCTATAAACAGGCGGCAGATCTGCTGATCACCCCAGAGTTCAAGCAAGCCATTGAAAACGCCGAGAGGCTGGCCCTTGCACTCAAGGCAATCCAAGACCTGAGCGCAACCAAGGTAAGCGTGGCTGTGTTTGCTGGTGGGAAAAATGAGAACCCTGCAGTTTGAGGCTGTCAAGGTAGCCCTCAAGCAGGACAAGACGGGCTATGTCTTGACGCTCTGTATGCACCCAGACGAAATCCCGGAGGATCTTCTTCGGGACTTCGTCGGTGCGCGGTATCAGGTTGTCATGGTCAGGCTCAACGGGGACGACCGGCCCACAGACCGACAGAACGAGTTCGCTGGCGATAGGGCTACAAAGATCGCCGGCGTTCTTTGTCGTAGTCCTGAGTTCTGGAATTACTTGCTTGACCAGCGCTTCATTGAGCATGGGTCAGACGTAGAGGCAACCAACTGGCTGAGGTCTCAGCTTGGGGTCCGGTCTAGGACGGAGCTTAAAACAAACCAAGAGGCCAGGATTCGTCTTGACTCAATCCACATGGAGTTTATGAAATGGAAAAACGGTTAATCCCATACTCTGTCTACCTTCCGGCAGAGCATTACACCCGGCTCAAGGCTATGGCCAAGAACAGGCAAGCCTCCGGCATGGTGCGCGATGCAGTTGTCATGATGCTGGACGGCAACGACGCCTTTATAAGTGGCTACAAGAAGGGCATCAGGGACGCTGCAAAGGTGGTCTACGAGTGTGAAGAAGCTCAGATGGTTGCCGTCAAGGGCAAGGATATTGGTGCCATCTTGACGGAGCGGATTCAGGAGCTGGAGAAATGAACGGAACGGAAGACGGCTTACGACTGAAGCTTATGGAGAACGGGATGTCCTGGGAGGAGGCGCAAGATGAGCTTGATAACTTGGCTTCTGACGCCTATGACAGGGAGCAGGACAGACTTGCAGAGGAACACTTTAGGGAGAAAGCAAATGAACGCAAAGAGAACTGACCCGTGGATACCTATCGGTCATCCCGATTTCAAGTGGACATCAGGTGCTGATGTGCAGGCCACATGGCGCAAGTATGGGTGGGTGCCACCCAGTGAGCTAAAGCCTGCGCCCACGTTCTTGGAGAAGGCCCCTGAGTGGGTGGCTGTGAGGAGAGTGAAATGAAAGACATGCAAAACATGAATGAAGACACAACGTGGCTTGCCAAACACGGCGGCTACTCTAAAGACATGACCCTTCGCGACTACTTCGCGGCCAAGGCCATGCAAGAGTATTGCAAAGAATTTAACGATGATGCACATCTAGCAAGAGTTGCGTACCAAATTGCAGACGCCATGCTCAAAGAGAGGGGAAAGAAATGACCAAGCCCCACAGTGAGGCCAAAAAACAATACTGGGAACTTCCGGTAGAGGAATTGCCTGATTACATTGTTGAGAGTTGGGCCACTGACGATGAGCTAGACGTTGGTGACGCCCTGCATCGGTACTACGAGGAGACCCGCTGCCCGAGAGAGTGGACAGAAATAAATGCGCTCACCATAGACCTCTGGAACAGAATGTTCCAAGAAAATATTGAGTTTGAATCACCGGCGTATGGCGTGATTGTCAGCGGGATTGCTGCTTCGGCTGGCGCTGTGTGGCATACGGTGGCCGATGCGTTTGGGCTGGATGCCGGAACCGTTGAGACGGTGCTCGATGATTGGTACGAAGTTGAGCCGGGTGAGCCAGTCCCGCCACCGATTACATGGAGTGAGTTTATGCGGCGGTACAGAAAAGAAGAGGCCGAGTGGGCTGCTCTTCAGGCGGAGTGGGCGGCTCGCAAGGAGAAGTCATGAGCAAGTCACGCACTGATGCGAAGCGCATCACTGTGCCAGTGACCAAGGACATTGACCTGATCCGCGAGCGCATCAAACGCGACACCGGCATCGACATGACCTACGTG